GACTTAAGTTTCTTATCTAACAACACTAACGCTTGCTTCATGACAACTGCACCTGCACCTTGAAGGAGCGTGTTGAGTGCGGAATGCTCCGACCTAACTTGTAACCTACGTCCATCAAGACTAGGTAAAGAACCGTTAGTCTGATAAATCCTTGTAACCTTTTCTCTTAACGCTTTAAGCTGAGGAGTATTAGATAAGAATCTATCTTTAAGTTTCTTACCTGTTGCTGCTCCACCTCCTACGATCTTACCAATCTTCTCGTCACCTGCACCATATAAGAATGCGTAGATGAATGTCTTCGCTTGGTTACGATTCTCAAGACCTGCAGCCTTTTGATTCGCTGTGTGAATGTCACCTGAGACAACTTCATTTGTATACGCATCGTCATTCATATAGTGAGCAAGCATTCGAAGTTCTAAACCTGAAGCATCAATACCTACTAACTTATATCCTTTCTCTACAGTCCATAAAGCTCTACACTCTTCACCGTATTCACTACCTGAGTTCGGTATCTGTGCCATGTTAGGACTCATGTGAGTCATACGACCTGTCACTGCACCGTTAGTAATGATACGACCATGTACTCGTCCGTCTTTACCTACTACCTTTAACCAAGAATCTATCTGACTGATTCGCTTCTGTAGTAAAAGGTATTCACCAATCAGCTTTGCTTCGGGGATGTCGCTTTCGTTGAGCGTTGTTTCGTCGACGATTGCTTGTCCTTTTTCGGTAAATCTTTTTGGCTTCCATCCTTTTTCTTGGAGGCGACTGGCAATTTGCTGTCTGCTTCCGGGGTTGAATACTTCGACTTCATCTTTGAGACGCTTGCCTGTTTTCTCTGAATATCTTTCAGTTGTTTTCGTTGGAAATACACTCTGTAATTCATTTTCAATATGGCTAAGCTTACCCTTAAGCTCTGTAAGAAGGAGGATAGCATTCTGTTCATCCAGTTTGAATCCGTTTTGTTCTTGCTTACAGATGATTGCTTGTACTTTGTGTTCAAGATCGATACTCCTATTATCAAATTGTTGATTCTTAAATTCAGTTAGTAAATGTTCATACAACTTTTGTGTTACTAGTGTGTCTTGGATACAGTAGGTTATCATCTCTTCAGTTAACCCACCATCCCAGTCACTAAAGTCACCTTTAGGAAACCCTAATCGTTGACCCCATGCTTCAAGGCTGTGACCTCCCTCTAAGCTTGGACTTAGAAGGCGACTTGCTACGAGCGTATCGTACACTTGGTTCAGCTTCATCGTAACTTTCCAGTTCTTCCTGAGTACTGGAGCATCGAAGCTTATTCCGTTGTGCATGATAATCAAATCGCTTTGATCCAAATACTTTTGTAATCCACTTGCTTCCGTCCATTGCTTTACTTCTCCTGTTTCAATGTCTCTAGTTACTACTAACCAGATCTTATCAAATGTACTATTAGTTTCGATGTCTAAGATAATTTTCATACATATATTATATCACGTTTTAAGGTTTAAAAGCAAGCCCACCTGTGCAAAAGCATAACCAATCCATATCATTGCATTAGGTATAGATCCTTTGAGTAACTGTAGAATACCTACTGTCACATACCCTATACCTGTAGCACCTACGATGTAATGTTCAAGTGTCATTTCTTTCTAGCCTCCATCATTGCATCTGCCATTTCATAAGCCCATCTTGTGACTGTTTCTTTTGTATAACTATCATCTCTTGATATAAGTAAACCTTGCATAGCTTTAGCAGCAAAGTAATCTCTTAAGTCCATACCTCTATCTGTTCTTGTATCTTCTGCACTTGGAAATGCTTTCATTTCTTTTCCTCCTTCTGCTTCTCTTCCTTCTTTTTGAAAATATTATCCCAGTTACTATCGAACTTCTCTCTATCTTTAATAGGTCTAGGTGTGTCACCTTTACCATTACCGCATGGTCTATGTTTCATTTCTCACTCGCTTTCTTTAGTGCATCTTCAAGGATTCTTTTATACCTTGGTATTTCTGTAATCTGTAAATAGTTTTCAGCTAATTCTCTAGGTATAACAACATCCTCATCACTTAACTCTCTTGGTGCGGTGTTTAATCTTTTTGCAATTTCATTGGCATAAGCAAACTTTTGAGGTAAATCTTCAAAATCACCATCAATATACATTCTTACATCATGCGTAAAATCGCTTGATTCAACCCACACCTTTTCTTGGTCAGTTTCAGCAGTCCATTTTCCGTTGTCATAAAGCCATGCAATAGGTTCTTGTTTCATATAATCCCATGCTCCTTTTCAATAGCTCTAGCAAAAGCAATGTAGTCTAAATTCCATTGACCAGTTTCATCAATGCCATAAAATGATTCATGCAAGTAATATAGTCTTTCAGCATTTAATGGCTCTCTGGGTGCGGTGTATAGCAGTGTTCCAACGGGTAAGTTATGAACCCTAGTCCATTCAATATCACAATCCTCAACAATCCTTGCAACAGGTTCTTGTTTCATTTCTCACTCGCTTTCTTAAATGCTTCTTTCCAACGGATTAACTGTTCTTTCTTCCACTCGTCACGAAGTTCATAGTTAAACCGCAATACACCTTCATCTGTTTCGCAATAGTAATCAAAGGCTTTGTTGAGTTCCTCATCACTTAACTCTCTTGGTGCGGTGTAAATACTTCCATGCTGACCAACTTCATTACTTCCTGTGCATTTATGGCGATGGTTTGATGCTTTTGGGCATCGCTTATTACCGCAGTCAGAACACACAATCATTCTTTGTGAAGTAACAGGCATATTGTTTTCCATGACACCTACCAAACAAGCATGACAATTCCCACATCCATCACTTAACTCTCTTGGTGTTGGTGGAACAATTACAAACTCATCACCATTAGGTAAGTCAAACCTAAATACACCATCTTCAAAAGTTACATTAGGGTAGTAGTCTTTCATCTCTCACTCGCTTTCTTTAGTATTGCTTTAGCAAAATCAATAACAGTTCCATCCCAATCATTTTCAATAGCAACTGTATTTACTTCGCAACAAAAGGCAACATTTAATATTTCCTCATCACTTAACTCTCTTGGTGGCATTGACTGTAAGCACAAAACCCATTGTTCTCCGTCAAACCTTTGAGTGACTGTCCTTAAATCACCTACTTGTGGCTTCATTTCTCACTCGCTTTCTTTAGTAAATCCTTAAGCCATTCTTTTAGTTCGTTATGTCTTTTAATAAACTGTTCTTTGTTTCCGTAATACCAACCAACTGATTCAACATCATCAAAGTAAGTAAGCAACTGTTCGTAATGAGTTCGTCTTAGTTTCATTTCTCACTCGCTTTCTTTAGTATTGCTCTAGCAAACTTTTTTGTAACATCCTCACCAAATTTATGGTTTGTTAATATGTCTGCAAATATTTGATTTATTTCCTCATCACTTAACTCTCTTGGTGCGGTGTAGAGTGGAATAGGACATACATCTGATTCAGCAAAACTTAAACAGAATTTTCCATCAGTCCATGCAACAGGTGTTGTGTATTGATAGTTTCTTTTCTTATCAAACTCAATAGCTTCTTCTAAAGTTCCTAGCTTATCTTCATTCATATCCTACTATAGCCTCCGTATAAATATACTGCCTACCAATCTCGTTATCTATATCAACACATACACATTCACGTTTAAGGTTACTGATGTATGGATCTCTGACAAGAGTAGCGGTACTTGTTAACGTACCTGCCACCCTAATAACTACTCTATCACCTGCTTTGTATTTCAACTCCATGTCTAACCCTATTAGGAAATCTATCTTCTACCCAAAAACATCTTCTTTGATTGTCAGCACTGATTGCTCTGTATCCTACCCAAGTAGTACTGCTTTGCTTGTAAGTATTACAGTCGTTAATGTTATCTACATAGTGACTGATCGAACCATAAGCAAACCCACAAAGAAAGATAAGTATAGCTCCAACAGTCATAAGAAAATCTCTCACAGTGTTGTCTCCTCATCAGGCATCTCCATCATACGACCAGTGCCACGAGTATATAACAAGCGACAAGCTTTACCAGTCAGTCCACTGAAACGATTCTTCAACACACGAACATGAGTAGTGTTACGCTCAATAGGATCTTCGTGTTGACCATTACGTTCCAAGCCGATAACGATATCACTTAGCTGTGCAATACTACCTGATCCACGTAGCTGTGCTAGTGAAGTCGCTGCACCTTCTTCGTGTCCCTTATCAGATGGACGTTTCAAGTGTGATACTACAAACAAACTGATGCCTGTTTCCTGTACTAGCATACGAAGCTTAGTCATGATCTCATCAATTGCTTTACGTTCATCACCTGATTCCTGTGCCGATACAATAATACTTACGTGGTCTACGAAAACATATTTACAATCAAGCCCACGAGCCATAAAGCGAACCCGATTAAGAATGTTATCGATAGAAGTGCTCCCGAAATGATCAAACAAAAACAACCTATCAGTTCCAAGAGTTTTATCAAAGGCATATTTTCTTTCTTCATCTGTCGCATCGCTATCCGGTAAATGTAAAGGTTTATTAACTGCTAAGCTCATCAATGATTGTGCTGTTTTCTTAACTGATTCTTCCAAGAACATCAAGCCGATGTTATCTTCAGAGTTATTCAAGATGTGCCATACAATCTCACGTAAGAACTGTGACTTGCCTAGTCCTGATCCTGCTGTCACTGTAACCAACTCTCCCTTACGAATTCCGTAGGTTAAGTTGTTCAATCCGTAGTAAGGATACAACACATCAGCTTGTTCTACAGGTGCAGATACGATATCCCATAGAGTAGAACCTGCAATGATGCCATCAGGTACGTACTTGTCAGCGTTCCACCACTTCTCTACGAACAACTTAGTATCATTGTTGAATGAGTAATCACACGCATCCTTGTACGTAGTACCGGTGTGCTTGAAGATGTGTGCTTTACTACCGAACAACTCAGCTACTTCATTGCTTGCCTTAACACCTTGCTCATCAGCATCAAAACAGATAACAATCTTATCGAATGAATCTAGATACTCGTACTGAGCACGACAATCTTTCAACGCATTACCTGCACCGTTACGAATAGATACAACTGGGTAACGTGAGCCGGTCATCTGATAGCAAGCCATCGCATCAAACTCACCCTCAGTAATCGTGATAGCTTTACCACCCTTAGTGAACAAGTTCTGACCGAACAAGGTAGCTTCACTCCACGCACCATCGCTGTTGAATGTCTTCTCTTTCTTACCACGCATCTTGGTAGCTACAAGTGAACCATTGATATCATAGTAAGGAAAATAGATCTTCGTATCATCAACTCTGACCCCGAATACCTCAGAAGTTTTCTGTACGATTCCTCGCTTAGTGAACGGTATTACTGTAGCATCCTCAGGAATGCCCTTAAAACGCTCTGTATTCAATTTAATTTTATTCCTATAGTTAGGTATTACTGTGTCATCGATCGCCCCTCTGAGAGGCTGTACGTTAGTCTGACAGCTAAAACAATACGTATGACCATCACTGTATACGCTTAACGCATCACTAGAACCACAATCTTTACATGGTCTGTGTGCTTTAACGACAGTAGAAGTCTGCTTTACATCGTACACTTATCGCTCCTTAATCTTAGCCAATATCTTTTTATACTCTTCCCAGTCCTGTTCGAATCCTATCAATGCACTATCAGGATCGTTATAAATCTCAGGAAAGTTATCGTATAAAGTATCTAAAAAGTTTAACCAGTTATCGATATCAACGACAATATCATCTTTAGAATTCTGATTCATACATCTTGTCGAACATACGTTTATGGTAGTAGTCTTTAATGTCTTGCATGACAGCATCATATCCGTATAGTTCAATCTTATCGACAATGTCAGTCAAAGCGAAATGATATTCGTATTCTTCAGCTTGTAATGTATCTTCAAAGTATAACATATAAGTCCTTATATAGTTAGTTTTTACTTATATAGTATGTTTTTAACTTACATAGTATCTATATAGTAATAGTATATCATAAAAGTTTACCAGTGTCTAGCCTTTTAACAGTCTAAGTAATAAATAAACTGGATAGCATACCTCTTTGATTTTATTAGTAGTTTTCTTCATTGTCTTCTTTTTCTTCGTTAGTTAGTAAGTCTTCACGTTCCAGTGTCGGTACATCACGTACGATTGTGCTGTAACAGCGTTGGCACATATCGATATACTCGTTCGTATGAATTGACTTTCTTGTTGATTCGAAATCATTCAATGCTTTATCGCAACAAATACATCTCATTTTTCATCCTTCCAAGTTAAAGTATAATCAAGGTTACGGAAGAGATAACTATTGTTACATTCTCTACCTAATAAAGTGTTTAAATGATTTCTTAATACAGCACAAGGGATGTTATCGTCATCATCTGAGTAAATATCAACACTAAATGTTAACTTAAAATGTTTCATTTGAATACCTCCATTAAGTGATCAATATATCTTAGTCTATATTCTCTAAGATTTTCCATAGTCATTTGTGTTTTAGGAACTTTAGTTTCTCCGCTTAACCATTGACCTAATGTATCATACCAACCTAAAGCGTCCTCAATATAATCTTTTATTTCCTGACCTGCTTCTCTTACTGTATTAGATGTTGACCAATAAGATGCATCTAGTATAGCCCAACAAATAAAGTAATGGTCTTCACTTTCAACAATCTTTCTAGCTTTCTTTAAAATCTTAATGTATTTGTTGTCATTCATAGTAAACATTCTCCTACCTTGTTATAAGCCCATGTAAAGGCATCTTCTTTCTTGTTGAAAACTTTATGCATAACTATTGTATCACATCTGAAGCGAGAATCCAAGCTTAACAGTTTATCTCTTTCGTATTCACATTTCACAATGCGAAATAGTTGGTTATCTTCGTCTAAAATCCTGTAAATATTCATTTATCTAACCCCTTTTGTGCTAAATACGCTTGATACGTTAAGCTCGAATTGCTTTGTAAGTACGTTATAAGCTCTGCATAATCACGTAATAGATCAAAGTAATTATCATATAGTCTATCGTACTCTTTTTTTGTAATCTCTTCTTCAATATACATAAGTCCTCCAAAAGTAATATGCAATATGCATTATAAAATATAAACTAGCAATAGACAAGAATATTTTAAATGGCTTCTTGTTACGTTGCTCATCCGCTAAGAATTGTTTACGGTAATACTCTCCAAAGTCATACATATTAATCGCCCACCTTATAAGCATATTTTACAATTGATCTCGATCCGCATCCGCTTTCGTGTGCATCGTGTGCGACACCATCGATAACAGCGAAGGCATGACCTCTTTTAACTACTACGTACCTCCCTTTCGGGTGCGTCTTAATAAACCTAGCTAAAGATTCTCTCTTGACGTAGTCACTAGCAACCATTTTAACTTTATCCTTTGTGAGGTCTTTTAGCACCGCTGTAAGCGTAATAAAAGTAACACCCTTACCCCACCTCCTCCCATGTTTTAAAAACGTGCTATGTACCTCTTTATAGGGCTTATTGAGGGCGATTGTAGTAGCACGTACGGTACAATCGTTAGTCTCGTTAGCATATTTCCATAGATCTTCTTGATTTAAACTAGTTACGTCTAATCTAGGGTTAGATTTAATAAACTTCATATAATATCCTCTCTTAGTCTAAGCCATAATATTTAATCTCGCATAACAGCTCGCCGGTATTTAATACTGATTCACTGATGGATGGAGATCTCATAAAGTCTATTTCAGATCTGATCTCTTTAGCCTTAGCACGTACACTATCGTGATCCATACCTGATACTAAATAAACACCGCCTGAACCTCTATTAAGTCTATCAATTTTTAACATTATATTACCCTCTTTTGTAAGTTGTTAATCTCTTCTAATTCCGATTCTAGTTTATCTAAGTGAGCTAAGCCATAACGTTTAGCGTCGGTAATGCTCTGTTTAATATCTCGCTCCCTAGCAAATAACCCTAGTAAGATAACTACTCTATCACGTGCGTTTAGTTTATCCATATTAAGTATTCCATAAGTTTAAAGTCTGTTTTCTAATTGTAGCATTGATCTTATCCGCTAGGTCTGATCCTGATATACTCTTGATCCATCCGAACCCATACCATCCGCTATTAGTACGCTCAATTGTAATCATATTCTCGCCCCATGATACCTCAATAAGATCATTGCATTGGTTTATTGCTTCGTTTATTTTCTTTAGCACTTGCTTTTCGCTAGGTCTTCTACCATCAAAATAAAATTCATACATAATAACAGCTCCTATTAAATTGTATCGATCACAAAGCCGGATCTATCTTTAATTGCCTTGCCTTTGGCATACAATGCGACAATTGTATTTTTATCTTCAATATGACGCACGTCGCTTTTATCGCCTGAGATTACCGGTAACCCTAGGTAAGTATTAGGAATACTCTCTTCAGTACGGAATACTGTAGCGATTCTCATTTTCTTAGCTATAGCGATCTTATTAAACTTTTGGAAAGTTACTAAGCCTGAATAGCTAAATGTTAGATCGTAATTCTTAGGGAGGTCTACTCTATTAGGAATCTTCGTATAGTCATAAAATTGTACTGTAGGAAATCTTTCCATAATATTTGAGTAGGTTTTGCCATCGAGATCAGTAAACGATACATTCTCAAATTTTATATCGCTTGTACCATTTAACCGGATCAAAAGCTCTTGATTAAGTTTAGAAGCTTTACGTATGCCGGCTTCGATATCCTTAACAATGTTTTGCATAAACCAGTCACGATCATTAAAGAATTCTTTAGTCTTAGCGATCCTAGCTAATTGAGTACTATTAAAAGCCCCTCTACCTGATGTATATAGGCAAGCATTTTCACATCCGGCAAGCTTCGCCATAGGGCATACTTGATACCCTGAAATGTCGCTAGGTGCTAGGTATAGAATGCCGGTATAGTATCCTATAGTATTTCCCTTAATGGTTTTGGCATTGCTATTGAAGCCTAACATTGTTTTACGTTTAAATTTAATCTTAGTCATTTTAAAACCCTCCAATGTAAACTAAGGCAAGTATAGTACCACCTATAGATCCTAGAATACTAGCACCAATGATATCATAAATAGATACATTCTCATATTGTTTTAATTCTTGCTTAGTCATGTTTAAACCCTTATTAAAGTACATTGATATTGTGTTGTTTAAGGAATTGTACATCATCCGGCATTAATAAACATACTGAGAATGGATGCTTAGTAATATACTTTTGTAATTTAATCTTGTTGGCTTCAGTGCTGTTTAATTTAAATTCTACTAGTAATTTGTTCATTGTAAGACCTCTTTTAAGTGTTTAATAATGTGTTGCTATGTATGTAATTATAGGCATAAATTTATTCGTGTCAACAATTATTTTTAGTCTATGTAAGTCATTGATTTATAAGGCTTTAATACCTGACTAAGTTATAGGGTTATTAGTAATACTATATATAGTTAATTATAGGCTTATGAGTACTAGATCTAGTGAGTGCTAAGATCTGTTTAGGATCTTCTAAG